CTAAAAATCAAAAATAATATTGATGTCTTCTTTCGTGACATCTACTTTGTATATAAGCATTTTGACAAGGTTTCGCTGCTCTTCATAAGTCATACTGTCAATATCTTTGTTCATCAATAAGTCATTCAGCTGTTTCTTTTTTGCTTTGAACAAGTGGTCTGAGTTCTTGCTGAGTTCAACTTCTAGTAGCTCACGCTCCTTCTTTAATTTGCCGGCACGTTCCTTGAGTTTTTCAACAGTTATCAGGTCATTTAGGTATAGGTCGTTCAACTTGTCAATTTGCTGGTTTATTTTCGCAATTTGTTTCTTGATTTCTTCAGTATTGGCAGTAGGTTTTTCGTTTAGGTCCATCTTTTCTCTGATTGTGTCTGGGTTAAGCTGTAACTCTTTTATTTTGTCTAACACATAAGCTTCTAGATCTGCTTTTTGATACCGTCCTGACTCGGTACATTGTTTATTGTCATTGTATATGGTCAAATATGTAACTTTCCTATTCCAGCGATTGTGGCAGTCATACACCATTGCTCTTGTTCCGTCTTTTCTAACAGCTCCAAGTCTTAATTTGAGAGGAGCTTTGCAGTAGCCACATCTAGCAAGGCCTGATAGCATATATTTTGCCTGAAAAGGTCGTGGATTGTTTTTCTTATCTTTTGTTTGTTGTTGCCTTTTTGCAAACTCCATCTGAGTCAATTCGAATGTTTCCGTATCAATGATAGCTTCATGTTTTCCATCATATATTTCCCCTTTGTACTCATTTACTCCGGTGTACACTCTTGACTGAAGTATATAGGTTATTCGTTTATAGACCCACGGCTTTTCCTTTGTGATATGCCCTTCACTATTCAGATCATTCTTGATTTGGGAAACCGATTTCCCCTCAAGATACTCTTTGTATATTCTCTTGACAATCATTGCTTCAGATTGGACTACAGAAACAGTCTGGCTTTCTCTATCGTATCTGTAACCATAGGCTGGTCTTGCCCACATCATGGACTTTCCTGATTTTGCTCTTCCATGTCTTCCCATTGCCATTCGCTCAGTTATTTGCTCGCGTTCAAATTCAGCAATAGCAGAAAGCAGTGTCAAGAATAAATTGCCCATGGCTGACTTAGTGTCGATATTTTCTTGAAGGCAAACAAAATCAATGTCATGTTCTTTGAACACATCCCTAATCAAGTGAAGAGTGTCCTGAACGCTCCTGGAGAGTCGGTCAAGCTTATATACTGCCACAGTGTCGAACTTGCCAGCTTCAGCTTCTCTGATAAGTTTATCCATAGCTGGGCGTTCTAACTTACCACCACTGAAACCAGCATCAATGTATATGTCGTAGATATTCCATTCCATAGCTTCACAGTATTTTGTCAAACTGTCTCGTTGTTGTTCGATTGAATAACCTTCTATTGCCTGGTGCATGGATGAAACCCTGCAATATATGGCTACTTTTCTTTTTTCAGCCATGCTGTACCTCTTTTCTTATTTCCTAAAAAATGATAAAATGGGTACAAGAAAAAGGGCTTTTTAATGCCTGATTTCTTGTACTAGATTCGCCTCACGCTCGCACCGACCAAAGTTGAGCGTGGGGCCTTTTTATTTTACTTGATTTTTTCAAATACCATTGTAGCTTGTATTCTATCTCCGCCGACAAATCCTTTGCTCCCGCCATTTGAAGTGGTAATAGTATGTAGGCGATACCCTTTTTTAGCCTGCTTATTAATAACATTTTCAAGTTCAGTCAAATTCCCTGAGCCTGTTCCTAGAAGTTTTTCCTTTAATGTAACTTGCAGTACGACATATTCGTAATTTTCGCCAGAAGCAGTTGAGATAGTGCTAGCTTCTTTTACGCTGTTAAAAATTCCCATAATAATCTCCTTTGTTTTGTTAAAGTATAATATTTTTCAGCTACCACCGCTCCATTAGCGGCAGTTCCTACTCAAACTCTATTTCAGCCATGCTATCTGCGAATGATTCCAAAATTTCATGTTCGTTCATGAAGGAAACCCACTCATCAATTTCTTCTTGGTGCATGAACCGTTTCCTGAACTTACCGTTTAACTTGATGTTGTCATAAAGTTGCTTGACAACATTTGTCCACATAGTTTCAACTTCTTTGAGTACTTTTTGCTCTTTCCATCGCTTATGAGCGGGCGTTCGCCTAGAATTTTTAGCGTTTTGATAATCAAGTGCTCTTTCAAAGAAATAATCATGAGCACGACTATTGTTTTCTACATACTCTTTGAATTCGTCAAAATACATTACTTTAAACCTCTATCGTTTATTGTTTGGCAATTTGAATTTGTAAACTTGCTTTCTATGAGCTATGTGAACAGCTAAGATAACAAGTTTATCATCTTGTATATCACAGATGACCCTATAATCTCCTATACGGTAGCGCCATAATCCAGCTAGGTCACCAGTTAACGCTTTTCCGTGCAATCTAGGTAGAGAAGTGCCGTCCACATTAGCATAAAGCCAACGGATAATTTTTGAAGATGCCGTTTTATCTAATTTTTTTAGCTGCTTTTTGACTTTAGGGTCGAATTCTATTTTGTACATCATAGAGTAATACCCAATTCGTCAGCCACTTCTTGAAGTGTGTAGGTTTTATAGTCGGGATTGTCTTTTTGCTCTATCAACACTGCCATACCTGCCGCATAGTCTTCTGCATCTTCCAGGACAGTAAGAAGCTGCTCGAATGTGAGCTGACTATCGTCAATATTATTTCTCTTGAAGTAGTCAGCTATGTATTTATTTTTTTCATCAATCGTAAGTGTAAATGTTGTCATAATATCTCCTCCTTTACATTTCTACGGGTGTAAAACTGCCGACAACGTCATAGATTTTGATATAAGTATCTTCTGCTGGTGGGTAATCAATAAAAATATCGTTATATTTCTTGTTGAGAGATACCAATCTAAGTCCGTCTTCTTCTGTATATACTTTCTTAAAATAGGTTTGTCCGTTGTGAACAACGATACACAGTTGACCGTTATATGTTGACATACCTCTATCTACAATATAGAGCATATCTCCTTGCTCATATTTTGGTAGCATGCTGTCTCCTCGAATTCCAATAGCGTAGTCGTAGCGAGGAGGTTCTTCGTCTGTATAAACAGTATAGGTATCATAATCATCCGCTTCAAATCCACGGCCAAAGCCGCTCGCAGCCGCTGCATAGGTTACACCTTGAACTGGGAAAAGTTCTTCTTCCTCAAGCTTTTTATCGAATATAGAAATAACTTTATTTTGTTCTTCTAATTGTTCGTTAGCGAAGTTGAGAACTTTTTCTTGTCTAGGTTGTTCTAGTTTTTCATATATCGAAACAATTTCAGGAGTAGGTGTAGTGCCTCGTTTCTCGTCGGGAATACGCTTCATATCAACATCATACCCCATTAGCCAAGCCTCGCTTACGTTAAGAGTTTTGGCTAATAGGTAGAGTTTTTTATCGTCAGGTCTTGACTTTCCAGTTACATATTGAGACAGGGCGCTTCTTCCCATTTTCACATCTAACTCTTTTTGAAAAGATTTAGATTTTTCTAAAATATCAACTTGTCTTAAATTTCTTTCTGACATTAGCTGTTTTAGTCTATTTGAAGTAGAACTACGTTGCATAAAAGTAGATTCCTTTCGATGTTTATATATTGATTATAAAACTATTTGAACAAAAGTTCAATAAAAAAATTCAAAAAAATTGAATTTAACTGTTGACAAAATTCTGACAAGGGGTTAGAATGTAGTTGTTCAAGATATTTGAGCAAAAACAAAAAGGAGGTTTCTATGACTAAAGATTTTTCGAAATTATCCGGAAAAATAGTAGAAAAATACGGGACTCAATACAATTTTTCTTTAGCTATGGGTCTATCAGAACGTTCTTTATCACTAAAACTTAACGATAAAGTTGGTTGGAAAGATGAGGAAATGGAGAGAGCTGTTGATCTACTAGAATTAAATCTTGAAGATATTCCGGTTTATTTTTTTACAAAAAAAGTTCAAAATACTTGAGCAAAACTAACGAAGGGAGAAAAGAATGGAAGAAGACCTCAAACAGTTGGTCACTGAAAGTATTTTAGAATTTTTAGATTCTGACTATGAGAAAGGCTTCTTAACCGGCATAAAGATTGCCGTTGAGATTATTACCAAACAAATACCGACACCCTCAGAAGAAAGGAACCACTATGGAAATTAAAGACATGAAAGTAGATGTAGATGTAAAAATTAAATTGAGTAATGCCGAAGAGTTTAGAGAATTAGTACAAAAATTCAATAAAAAAGCTTACGAACTAAGTTTAATAGCCCACAGGCTTGAGATGTTTTCATTTGAAGGTGAAATCGAAAATCGAGTTTTATCAGACGATACCAATAAATAATCAGCGGTTGTTTGAACACTAGAAAGGACACTATGAACGAACTAGAACTAAAAGGCAATCAAATTTTTCTTGATGGTAAAAAACTTAACCTTGTCGAGAAGTTTAAATTAAAAAGCACAGCTAGTGAAAGCCATGCCGAATTATATGTAAAGTTACTTGTTAAATTGACTTGAAATTAAATTTGAAATGACTTGTGCAGAAATATCTTTCAGGACATCAAGAGATGATGAGCCAACTTTACTTGCGATTTGCTTGGTCTTATTCCAATTATTCTCTTGTCTAATATTGTTAATAAACTGATGCCCATACGGTGACAAGTCTTGAATGATGAAACCGCCAAAAAAATGATTTATCTTTAAGAATAAACCACTATGTTCACACTGTCTAACGTGGTAGAGAATTTCTTCTTTGGAGTATTTTGGGATTAACTTTTGATATAAAGTATCCTCTGGCACCTCATCAGAAAAGGTGGAGTTTTCTTCAACAACGAATAGAATATCACGAATACAGTCTGGATTTAGTTTCATTAGTTTACCCTCCTTGCTAACATATTTGACTAACGACTTCATAAGGAATAGATGGTTTAATCAATTGTTTGTCATAAATCAATTATAGCAGAAAGAGGGGCATAGACGAATTTAGATAACAAAAAAGTCCGACGGCAATCGGACTCAAAACAAATAATATTATAAAGGAATTATACCATGAAACGACAAAAAGAACAATGGAAGCCAAGGGTCAATTGCTTCCTGAAGGATATGACCCCAGTTTCCCCTAGCAACATATCTGTACCAGATAATCACCCAGTTTACAGATTACTAACTAAAATCAATCAAGAAAGGTTCTCTGCATGAACAAATTAGAAATTTTACTGCTTACATCAACTATCATCTTAGCTATCATCACTAGGCTTCAGCACGAAGTCATTAAAAAACACAATTCGCCAGAAAATAAGCGCAGAATTTTTAGGGAAGTGGCTTTAGAAAACAGCAAAGGATGGAGCGAGAAGCGTTCTAGAGGAGAGGTAGAGAAATGCCTTTTATAAAGCGGTTTACTAAAAAAGAACTTGAAAGAGAAGAGGTGAATTAATGCACATCGACGAAGTTAGAAATAACAAGTTTTACCAATTCCCTCAATGGCTTCTAGAAGAACCATATAGCAACTTGAGTTATCGAGCGATGTTAATGTATATGCTTCTTTTCGATCGCAGGGGACTATCGGAGGAAAATCAGTGGTTTGACGATAACGGAAAAATCTTTATGTATTTTACCAATGAACAGTTCATGAAAGCGTTGAAATGCAGCGAGCCAAGTGTCCTCAAATCCAAGAAAGAATTGCATCAAGTAGGGCTTTTAGATGAGGTCCAGCAAGGTGTAAATAAGCCAAATCGCTTATATATCAATGGAACTAAAAACTTTTTAGGTCAGGAACTAAAAACTTTTAAGCATGGAACTAAAAACTTTTTAGGTCAAGACCTTAAAACTTTTAAGGGAATCAATACTAATAATATCAATACTAATATATCAATAAATAATAAAGAATATAATGAGCAGAGTAATTTAGGGAAAATTAGCCAAATGGTTTTTGAAAACTGGGGCAAGCAACTCACACCTTTAGAAATCGAAACAGTTAATCACATGCTCAAAGATTATCCTTTTGAAATTATTGAATTTGGAATCAGGGAAGCTACATTGCGAAACAGGAAAACAATCCGTTGGGTAGATACTTCTTGTAAAGATTGGTATGTGAACCACAATCTAGAAACTATTACAGCCATAGAGGATTATCTGCATCCACCGAAGTGGGATAAACCGAAACCAAATAAAACCAAATCTAACGTCCCTAGCTGGTCGAATCCAGACTACAAAGAACCAGATTTAAAAGAGTTTGCTCTAGGAAGCATAGACGGTATAGAAGATGGATCAGGAGATTTTTAATTTTTTTAACAAACAAATCAAAAAAGATTTTGGTAAAACGGCGAGTAAAGAGACTTTTGCTAAGTTTGCTAGTTACTGCGCTGAAGGAATCGAAAAAAATGGAGTTAAGCCAATTTTTAATTGGATAAACCTATACGCTTTTGGAACTGGTATGACAACAGCAGAAGCAGACCGGTTGAGAATAGAGCGATATAAACAGGAGAATGTGTTATGACAAAACAACATAGAGAAACGCTTATCTGGTACCGAGCAAGCCACCAAGAGCGTGAGAAGTTGCTTGATTTTGGGCTAGTTGATAAATCACAGTACGTGACACTATTGCGGCAATTACGCAAGAAATATGCGATTTAGAAAGGGATATATGGTTGAAATCAGAATTAACGGCGAACTTGTAACCTTTGACAGCAATTTTAGGGATGCGCTTATTTTTACGATTGATGGTCTGAGAGGTGACGAAGAGCCTACGCTAAAGCGGGCCTACCAAGAGTTTAAAGACTATACGGATGAAGACCTAATGGACTACATCGAGACAGAATTTGATGTGTTGCCAGAGCTAATCGTTAATCGCAGGGTTGACAGCAGGTGGTCTGCCAAACAACATATTTTGGATGACTAATCATGAGCAAGTTCGATGACTTTAAATTTAGCGAAGACTGGGAGAGCAACTATTTTGAGGTCCAAGCTTTGCTAGGGCAAGAGATAGACAAGCTACAAAACAGAGTTGTCCAGTTAGCGAACGAAAACAGAAGATTAAAGGCCGAAAATTGGCAGTTAAGACACAGAAAGAGGAAATGAAATGGCGAATCAATTATCAACATACACACACAAACAATTTTTTAATGCACCAACAATTCAAAAGGCTTTTGATGACGTTTGGAAAGGCGCCGGGACACAGTTCGCAGTAAGCATCTTGTCAGTACTACAAGGTAGTCAAAGTTTGAAATCGGCATCTAATGAGTCTATTTATGCAGCAGCTATGAAAGCAGCCGTGTTAAATCTGCCTATTGAGCCAAGCTTAGGAAGGGCCTATTTAGTTCCGTACAAAGGTCAAGCACAATTCCAATTAGGCTATAAAGGGTTGATTGAGTTAGCGCAGCGCAGCGGACAATACAAAAATATTAATGCAGGTATCGTCTATAAATCACAATTAATTTCTTACAACCCTTTGTTTGAGGAATTGATCCTTGACTTTAGTAAGCCACAAGATGAAATTGTAGGGTATTTTGCCGCTTTTAAACTTTTAAATGGATTCGAGAAAGTTTCTTTTTGGACAGTAGAAAAAGTAACTGCACATGGAAAGAAATTTTCAAAATCGTTTGCTAGCGGTCCTTGGAAAACAGACTTTGATGCAATGGCTCAAAAAACTATTTTAAAAGATATTTTGAGTAAATATGGTCCGTTATCAGTTGAGATGCAGAAAGCTATCGATGAAGACAATCAAGATTCAACAATTTCTACTCCGAAAGACATTACACCGCAAGAAGCAAACGGCCTTGACGACCTAATTGGTCACCAGAACGAAAATAAGGATGCTCCTAACAATTTAAAAGACGTAACTGGAGATTTACATGACGAAGAAGAAAAAACGCTCACAGACGAAAATAAGACGGTTTTAGAAGATACGCCTTATCCAGCAGATGAAATTCCGGATTTTGATCAAGAAACAGGCGAAATTAAAGCTAGCGAAGGTAACCTCTTTGATAACCTTGGAGATTTAATGTAATGGCGGAACTCGACTTACTTGGAAAGGACTATTATAGCCATGAATCAGCTATCAGGTACTGGTCCATTAGTCAGTACAAGCGTTTTAAGGAATGCGAAGCGAGGGCACTTGCTGAGTTACGATGGGATTGGACAGATACCAGAGATAACACTGCGTTGCTCGTCGGGAACTATGTCCACTCTTACTTTGAGAGTAAAAAAGCTCATGAAGAATTCAAAGTCCAAAACGGCTCTGAAATGATTTCTAGCCGCGGGGCAACCAAAGGTAAACTCAAAAAAGATTATACAGTCGCTGAGCAGATGATTGACGCACTAAAAAACGACCAAAATTTCATGGCTATCTACCAAGGAGAAAAGGAAGCGGCTATCACAGGATTTCTTGGCGAGGTTGAATTCAAGGGTAAAATCGACTGCCTGAATGTTGATCGCGGCTATTTTGTAGACATCAAAACAACAAAAGGGCCGATTGACGACACAATCTGGAATGGCGAAGAGCGTGTCAGATGGTTTGAAGCTTATGGATATATCTTGCAGATGGCTGCTTACAAAACCATGCTAGAAGCTAAATATAATAAACCGTTCGAGCCGATTATTTACGCGGTAACCAAGGAAACGCCTCCAGATACAAGAGCCATCAGAATCCAAAATATAGATGCTATGCAAACTGAGTTAGACACCTTGGCTCAAAACATCAAGCGACTAGATGACGTCAAAAAAGGCCTAGAAAAACCTAAGCCTTGCGGTCATTGCGAGTATTGTAGGGCTAATCAATTAACACAAAGAGTAATGATTTTTTAGGAGACAGAAATGACTAAATACTATGTATCAGCTAAGATTGCAAATCTAGACATAGGTGCAGAAACCGAAGCAGAAAATCAACACATGGCTCCGATAGCATTTAAAGAAACGTACAACCATTTACTTAGATTTGGGGACCATAAACTGAGAATATTGGGCGTAGAAGAACTCAATTAACAACCTATTGCAAAGTGAAGCTCGGCCTTTGCAGTACTAATATTTTCCGAGCGAGAAAGGAAAGTTGGGATATCGTCAAGTTAACAGGATTGATGATATAAAGAATTGCTACACTCGTCCTTGTCAATGCTCACACACAATTTTAGGGCGAGTGTGGATTTTAAAAAAGTGAAAAATATGGAACAAATCAAAATTACAGGAACAGGAACAGCACTAATTTTAGATAGAGTAAACCGAATCTTTGCCATCTCTGGTGGTTTGACTATGCAATGGGATTTTATTAGTGATTTCAAAAAGATTGACGATGAGCCGTCACTAGATGAAGATGGAGAGTTATTCGAAACAGCTTACGACCTTGTGCTCGAAGCTAAACCAAAAACTAAAATCAATCTAACATCTTCATATTTTGCTAAAGAGCATAAGAAAGACACAGATGAAATCATAAAAGTATTCTCGTTTATCGAAGATAATAAGAGAAATATCTTTGAAACCCTTGGTATTCGTGGGGTGCTTGAATGAGCAATCTAGTATTATCACTAGACATTTCAACTTCTGGAACAGGTTGGGCCTTATTTAAAGGCTCAGACCTTATCCAGAGCGGTGTCTTAAAACACAAAAGTGACTCTTATTTCGAACGTGGACGATATATGGCTAGTCAATTAAGGTTGATCCAGTCACGAGCATTAAAAAAATACGACTGTAGTTTTAGTACCATCGCAGTTGAAAAAAACTCGGTTATGGGACCTAACCAGCAATCCATGCTTAAAATCGGTATTGTAACTGGTATCATCTTAGGACGCTTGATAGCTGATAATGTTGTGTTTGTCAATGTATCGACATGGCGTAAGCACTGGAAGTTTAGCTATAAAGACCGCTCTAAAAAAGCGATGAAAGCACAATCAAAAGAAAAAGCTCTCGAATATTGCGGAAAAACAGTAAAGGATGACGAAGCAGACGCTATTTTGATTGGCTCATACTATGTCAATCAAGGCTATCTTGATGGATTGGAGACACATGACTACTACTAAAAAACACGTTGTGAGGGTTTACAACAAAGGTGTTACAGCGACTTACATGGTTTATGACAAAAACCTGTTTCAGGAGCATGAGTTCACGAGCAAAAGAGAAGCGATGCAATTTATCAGAAAACTAGAGTTAGCTAATGATAAGCGAGCGACAGAATATTATTTGAGAAAGGTAGACGAATGATACCAAAATTTAGAGTGTGGGATAAAGAAAAACAAGCTATGAGCACAGTAGAAGCAATAGATTATGTTAACGATAAAATATACCCACTTTATAGAAAATATGTCCGTAGATATATCCCTTTCGAGGAAGCTGTGTTAATGCAATCCACAGGCCTATTTGATAAAAACGGCGTTAAGATTTTTGATGGGGATATTGTAAAATTACAATACACAATTGCTAGCGATTTTGAACTTTTTGAAGTACGTCAATTTAGAGGAGGGATGTGGCGAATTGATAATAGACGACGTGGGTCAGAGTTGTGGCTAAGAAACGAGGATTGTGAAGTTTGCGGCAACGTGTATCAAAACCCAGATTTACTAGAAAGCGTGGAAGGATGACAGTAAAAGAACTAATTGCTAAATTACAAGAATTTCCTGATTTCATGGATGTCAAAATTTCTCTAATTGATGTTGAACGTACAGACATAAGCGAAGTAACTATATCAGCTATTGGATGTTAGAAAGCGTTGAAGGATGAAAAAATATATTGAATTTAAGGACGAATGGAAAAGTGCAACAGACCACCTAAACGATTTTATCGAAAAAAAACAAGTACGCAAAAGTCACGGTTGTTGGTTATCAAGTAATTAAAAATTCTCCTTGCGAAAAAGATAGAACTTATATTTTGGCAGAGGTAGAAATATGACAAAAGAAGAAGTAATTGCATTTCTTACCGAACAGCGTGATTTGCGACTTATTGGATATGAGTGGGGAAAAGACAATCTGTCCGACTTTGAAAGATGGCAGTTAGCGCAAGCGAATATGTTTTTAGATGTTATTGAATGGATAGAAGAGGTGATTGAATGAGTTTTAGATTATCTTGGGAAATTAACGGAAAAACTGCTGAGGTTGTAGGTGACTATAAGACTCTAAAAGCAGCTTATGACTCAATTGAGGTCCACATCAGAGACAGAGATAAATTTGCCAGTCCTTATTATCGCATGTGGCAAAAAGGCAATGTATTTACTGTCGATTACGGCAAGCACAATGCTTTTTATAAGATTGAGAAGAGGTGACGAGTAGTGACAACACTAGAAATAATTGAGCAACAAGAAAAAAGATTACACAGGCAGTGTATGACTATCGCATTTATGTCGATAATGCTGTGTCTCGTGTCTGTTTTAAGCATCGCACTGCAAAACCACTATGAGCCGCAAATCACAGGACTACGTGCTCAGCTAAGCAGGACACAGAAACAGCTTAAACGTGCTATTGAGGATAGAGCTAGACAGACTAAGCGGATTGCTGAACTTACTGGGAATGGGGGATAGGGATGTCAGACATAAAAATTTTAGATGCTTGTTGCGGTAGTCGGTTGTTTTGGTTTGATAAAAACGAAGAACACACAACTTTCATGGATATTAGACAAGAAACTTTTGATATACATGGTAAAAAAATCAATGTCACCCCTGATGTGATTGGTGATTTTCGTGATATGCCTTTTGAAAGTAATAGCTTTAACCTTGTTGTCTTTGACCCACCACATTTGAAACATGTTGGCCAGAATTCAATTATGAAAGCTCAGTATGGCCAACTTGATAAAGAAAACTGGAAAAAAGATATTTCAAAAGGTTTCGAAGAATGTATGCGAGTTTTAAAAGTCGGTGGTACTTTAGTTTTTAAATGGTCTGATTGTCAGATAAATGTAAAGGAAGTTTTATCAGCAATACCATTTAAGCCACTATTTGGCCAGCAACGAGGAACAACTCACTGGATGACGTTTGTAAAGTTTGCTGAACTGACAGGGAATAGGGGATAGGGATGTCATTAATCGACGAAGTAAAAGAATGCAGTTTTGAATCTCATAAAAAGTGGTTTGATAGATTTTTTAATGATTTAAAAATAGAGGAGAAGCTTAAGCAATCCGCGATGAAAGGATTCTCTGGTTATAAAATCTCTATTCCTAAAAATGACGAATACTTAGCTAGACGACTTGACAGCCAAAAAACGGTAGATCTACTAAAACAGCGATTGGGAGGTGGTTTTGATGTCAAAATAGAAAACATTGAATCATCTTATAAAATATTTGGTAAACAAGTTGTGTTAAGTAGAGATTTGTATATTTATTGGAAGTTTTAGAGATTAACTGAGGTACAAAATGAACATTGAAGAAGCGAAGCGAAAATTACATAACATGGCATATAGAGATTTACAAACTAAGCCGTATGATTTGAAACTTGCTGATGTTATTCAGATACTTAATCAAATTAAACTCGACCAACTAAAACCAGAAGTTCCACAATTTGTGGCTGATTGGTATGAGGAACATAAAGATAATTTGGAATACAATTTATATTTATATCAAATGACAATCTATGATGAAAAAGTTGAAAAAGACGATTTCTATTATTGGATTCAAAAATCAAATAGTCCAATTCGTACTCTTATCAACATGCATCAATTCGGCTACACAATCGAAAAAGAAAAGCTCTACACTGTCGACTTACCAAACGGTCAACCTTTAGTGCGCGGCATAAACACTTTGTATTTTAGTCAAAATCTAGCAGCCGAAAATGCACAACTCACCGAAGCAGAAATCCGAAAAGATTTTGAATGGGCGTGGCGGTTTGCGGAAGAGGTGACTGAATGAGCAGAGATAAAACCAGAATCAGGAGCATTGTGAAGTCCATGAAACAGCTAGGCGCTACTAATGCTTTAACAATGACATCGTGCGCCTGTGTCAAATAAAAAGGAAGAGAGGGCTTTTCTCCACAAAACAAAAAAGCCAGCTCACAGCTGACCCCTTAGTTAATAATTCGATAAATCTATTATATCAAAAAGGAGTTAGGAAGTGAGCAAAGCTAAGGCAATTTTAAAAGACTTACGCAATTTAGATTTATATATCGCTAGTTTAATTAGACGTCGGGATAAGATTGAGGCTTCATTGCTTTCTAGCCCTAAATGGACAGCGGATAAAGTCTCCGGCGGCAACAAAAGACGACAAGATGATGTTTACGTAGAATTGATTGCAACTGCCGAAGATATCGAGAAGAAGACTGCTGAAGCTATAAGAAAACAAAGAGAGCTTCAAAACCTGATTGATAGCCTTGAAAACACCGACAGTCAAACGATTTTAAGCATGGTCTATATTGATAAGATGACTAGATGGCAAGTGATTGATGAGCTAAATTGCAGCGAAAGCACCTATTTCAGACTGTTAAGAGTTGCAACTAAGGAATTAAATAATTTGACAGTAAATGACAGCGATTGACAGTGAATAACAGTGCATGACAGTTTTAAAGTGATAATATAGTATTATCAAGAAATGAGGGGCAGGTACGAAAATACCCCCCTCTTTTAAATTTAGAAAGGCCCCCTATGTCTCAATTAAGGGCAGATAAAAAAGGTACCCACCGGGTAGCGTTTGAAAAGAATAAGCGAAAGCTGTTAAAGACTACTAACCTCTGTGGTATCTGTGGCAAGCCAGTGGACAAGTCTCTTAAGTATCCTCATCCATTAAGCGCAGCAATAGATCATATAGTTCCTATTGCCAAAGGTGGACATCCGTCAGCGCTAGAGAACTTACAACTTACACATTGGCAGTGTAATAGGCAGAAGTCTGATAAGTTGTTTGCAAATCAAACAAGCAATGAGCCGAAGACGATAGGAAATAGGAATCTTCCGCAAAGCAGAGACTGGTCATCTTTTACATTAAAAAAGTGAATTTGTGCAAATTATTGATTTATGCTAAAACCAATCAGAAGCCAAATGGGGGGGTATGCCCCTCCCCGGCCGGTCGGCCGAGCTTCACGCCGTCACTGTACATTTTTTCTCACGTTAGGATTTAGAAAATTTTGGAGGTTGAATTTCATTGAAAAAGAAATGCTTAATTTGCAAAAAAAACTTCCAAGCTAAAACGAATAGAACTTTATATTGCTCTGAAGAATGCCGTAAGAAAGGCAATCGTGAGAAACAACGTAAATTGATGAAGCAAAAACGGGCTGAACAGAGGAAAGAAAAAAAGAAAGTTCTAAATCCTAACACGGATGTGACAGAAAAGCCTAAAAAAATATGTAATTTAGCGCAACACTATAAAAAACTAAAAAAGGAAATTTTGGCCAATGAAGCTGAATTTGGTTTTACTGGAATAACACTTATTGAAGGAATAGATGTACATGAAGAAAATTTTGTAGATTTAGTCATGCAAAAAATAAAGGAGCAGAAATGAATTATATGGGTATGGGCTATCTTCGTAGGAAGTTAGCTCTTTTTAAGACTGGTGTAGATAAAAGATACCGCTATTATGCTATGGACGACAGAGACAACACACGAAGTATTGTCATGCCTGACAATGTGCGTGAGATGTACAGGTCTGTGATTGAATGGACTTCTAAAGGAGTTGATAGTCTGGCAGATCGCATTATTTTCAGGGAATTTGCTAACGATGATTTTAATGCTTGGGAAATTTTTAAAGCGAATAACCCTGATATCTTTTTTGATACGGCTATCCAATCAGCGCTAATTGCATCTTGTTGCTTTGTGTACATCATGCCAGGGACGGAAGATGGCCTTCCCAGAATGCAAGTGATAGAAGCCAGTAAAGCAACAGGAATACTTGACCCAACTACATTTTTACTAACAGAGGGTTATGCAGTGTTAGAGTCTGACTCAAACGGCAATCCCACATTAGAAGCCTATTTTACTGACAAAAACACCTGGTATTATCCTAAAGATGGGAAAGCATACAGCATTGACAATCCAACAGGTCATCCGTTGTTAGTTCCTATCATTCACAGACCAGATGCCGTAAGACCATTTGGTCGCAGTCGCATTACCAAGGCTGGAATGTATCATCAAAAAGCTGCTAAAAGGACGCTTGAGAGAGCAGAGGTTACAGCTGAGTTTTACTCATTTCCGCAAAAATATGTTTTGGGGATGGACCCAGATGCTGAACCTATGGAAAAGTGGCGTGCCACGGTATCCACATTGCTAGAAATCTCAAAAGATGAAGACGGAGATAAGCCAACTGTCGGTCAGTTTACTACGGCCAGCATGGCACCTTTTATGGAACACCTTAAGATGTATGCTTCGCTATTTGCTGGAGGCAGTGGTTTAACGTTGGACGATCTCGGTTTTCCATCTGACAACCCATCATCAGTCGAAGCTATTAAGGCAGCACATGAGAATTTAAGAGCAGCAGGGCGAAAAGCTCAGCGCTCTTTTGCTTCTGGATTTCTAAATGTGGCGTATATTGCTGTTTGTTTAAGAGATGAATTTCCTTATCTTCGTAATCAGTTCATGGATACTGAAATAAAATGGGAACCTCTTTTTGAAGCTGATGCAAACATGCTAACTTTAGTCGGTGATGGCGCTATTAAGCTTAATCAAGCTATTCCTGGTTTCATGGATGCAGACGTTATTCGGGACTTAACTGGGGTAAAAGGTTCTGACAATCCAACTCCAAAAGCAACGGAGGCGACAACTGATGGTTGATGATGTCTTACCTAAGCTACTAAAATCTGTTCAACAGGATTTTGAAAAGCATTTTGGAAAAAGTGATGTCGTTGCTAAGGCTTTTGCAGAATTGCAAGCTAAAAAAGCGACCTATAAAACAGTCAATGAGTTTGCTATTGAAGTCGGACAACTTTTATCTTTGGCTCTGACAGGCTCTGTTACATCGGATAAATTACCAGACGGTAAAATGTATTACAATATCGCTAAACGTCTCTTGGATGAAACGCTAGGCCGCAATTACGAGTTAATTTCTGGATATGCTGGAGATGTTCAGCATATCTTGAATGAACAATCTAAGATTAATGTAAAGGTTCAGCGTCCACAACTTAATCAAGATAAGATTGACGGTTTAATAAATCGTTTGGATAGTGAGCCTGTATTTGATGATGTCAAGTGGCTCTTTGGTGAGCCTATTGTTAATTTTAGTCAGTCTATCGTTGATGATTGCATTAGAGTCAATGCTGATTTTCACGCTAAGGCTGGAATGAAACCGACCATTGAACGCATATCAACTGGTAAGTGTTGTGATTGGTGCGATCGCCTCGCTGGTAAGTATATTTATCACGAAGAACCGCCAAATTTTTATCGTAGGCACCAGCACTGTCAGTGTATTATTGACTATCACCCTAAAAATGGTAAGCGTCAGAATTCATGGTCTAAAAAATGGTCAAAAGAAACTACTGATGTACTAGAACGACGCAAACAGATTAATATTGACATCAGAGATAATAACCGTAAGTCTGATATCAAAGAATATAAGGAAATAGTATCTATTTTAGGTACAAAAGCCCCTATTTCTCTAGCTAAATTCCAAGACTTGAAGTATAATGATGTTGTAAGATATGAGCGATTAAAGGATAAAGTATTTGTTCATCAAAAAATTAAGAGTGGTGAGTGGGGCACGAAAATTAACCCTGATAAGCAATTACCACACATGGAATCGACTCATGCAAATGGTAAATCATACTTATACGAAACTGTTGACCCTCAAGCTTTATTTAATAACTATCACGGAACGGGTATTCTGGAGAAGGATAGATATGGAAGGCCAACTAACAAAGAGATAATAAACTTAGATAGTCCGGTTGGTGTTAATGCTTCTGATGGTACAGAAGCATTGGCAATTAAGATTCATCATTCTAAAAGTAGAACCCATATAGTACCTAAGAAAGGAGACCAATAATGAATTTACGCCAGTATTTAGGAAAAGACATCAAAGTTACTTTTGTTGATGGTCAAGTCCTTGAAGGTCATTGTAATACATTCACAGGAAAACTTGATACGGAAGATGAGTTGTATGATGAAATCACAATAAAAACTGATAAGAACCCATATATTGGTTTTAATGAATCAGAAATCAAATCAATTGAAATTATTTAATAAGCACTTAGCTGTCATAGTTAGGTGCTTATCTTATGCCCAAAAAGGAGAAAAGCATGAATAAAATATCATTAAACGTCGAAATAACTTGGGAAAACAAAGAAGAATTCCAACAAATCATGAATAAAGTTGATGAAACAAAAGAAGCTTACGAAAAAGCCTTAGAAGCTGCGGAAAAATTTGTCCCTAAAATGTCGTGTGCAACAAAGTTAAATAAAGGAGAAAGCAATGAATAAACGTATCAAAAAGAAACGTAAATTGGAAACAGCGGTTGTGATGCTGATTGCAGAAAACGCTATGCAAGCAGAAGCACTCAGGAATCAAAACAAAGAAATCATTGAGCTAAAATCAATCGTTGAGCGAAACGCTCTGGCAACAAACGAAGAGTTAGCGACTGTTAAAGCTGCTACTTTAGATAACCAATCAGTTATCAAGGCAATTGGTGACACGGTTGACTATATTAAGCAAAATTATAAGCGCAAGTGGGGTAAATAAATGTAAGTCGTAGCAATACGGCTTTTTATTGTGCCCTGTCGCATGGCTAAAAACTAGGCAGTACGATTGAAAGGAATAAGTATGGTTACTAAGACGAAAACAAAGCTTGGCAATCAGCGACCTACTCAATCGGTAAATTTACATTTTGCTAAATCTCTAGCGCATGAAGCTATTAATTACTACAAAAAAACAGGGCTAAGCTGCTATCCATGGCAAGAAAACATGCTGATCCCAATTATGGCCATAGATGAAAATGGTCTGTGGGTCCATCAAAAGTATGGGTATGCTATCCCACGGCGTAACGGTAAGACTGAAGTAGTCTATATTGTTGAGCTGTGGGCTTTGCATAAAGGTTTAAAAATCTTGCATACAGCTCATCGAATTAGCACATCTCATGCCTCGTTTGAAAAGGTAAAAAAATATCTTGAAATGTCAGGGTATGTTGATGGTGAAGATTTTATATCAAACAAAGCTAAAGGCCAAGAACGTATTGAGTTTAAAACTAGTGGAGCTGTTATCCAGTTCCGAACTAGGACATCAAATGGCGGTCTTGGTGAGGGATTTGACTTACTTATCATTGACGAGGCACAAGAATACACATCTGAGCAGGAGTCAGCACTTAAATATACTGTTACCGACTCAGATAATCCTATGACTATCATGTGTGGAACGCCGCCAACAATGGTTTCGACTGGTACAGTCTTTGAAGCTTATCGTAAAGATTGCTTAAAAGGCAATAAGCGTTATTCTGGTTGGGCTGAATGGTCAGTGCCTGAGATGGTAAAGATTAACGATGTATCTTCTTGGTATATTTCCAATCCATCTATGGGATTCCACCTCAACGAGAGGAAAATCGAAGCTGAATTAGGTGAAGATGAAATCGACCACAATATACAGCGTTTAGGATATTGGCCAACATTTAACCAAAAATCAGTGATATCCGAAAAAGAATGGGCAAAACTCAAAGTTGAGCAAATGCCAGAGCTTAAAAGTAAGCTTTTTGTTGGTATCAAGTTTGGTCAAGATGGTAACAATGTTTCCTTATCAATTGCAGCAAGAACGTCAGAAAACAAGGTCTTTGTTGAAGCTATTGACTGTCTATCGGTCAGAAATGGAACTCAATGGATTATTAATTTTTTGAAATCGGCTGATATTGCTAAGGTTGTAATTGATGGCGCTAGCGGCCAAGAATTACTTGCTCAGGAGATGAAAGAGCAAGGTCTAAAAAAACCAGAATTGCCTAAAGTTGCTGAAATTATCACAGCTAACATGATGTGGGAGCAGGGGATCATGCAGGAAACCATTTGTCACAGTGATCAGCCATCTTTGACAGCAGTAGTCACAAACTGTGAAAAGAGGCAAATTGGCTCTAATGGTGGTTTTGGGTATAAATCGCTTTATGATGATAGAGACATTAGCTTAATGGACAGTGCATTGCTTGCGCACTGGATTTGTTACACAACGAAGCCAAAAAGAAAGCAAAGAACCAGCTGTTAAAAACGACATCCGAAAGGATGTTTTTTTTACTGCTAAAAAATCTACCGAACTGCCGGGAAAGCAGGAGAAAGGACGTTAATATGTCAGAATTTAAAGTTATTGAAACACAAGAAGAGTTGGACGCAATTGTGAAAGCTCGCGTTGCTCGAGAACGTGAGAAATACCAAGATTACGACCAGCTAAAATCTCGTGTCGAAGAACTAGAAGGAAAAGAAACAAATTATCAAGCTACTATTGAGAAGCTTAAAGACCGTGAAACTGAATTATCAACTCAGTTGGAATCAGTTAACGGGGAACTTACTCAAACTAAGTTGCAAACAGCTAAACAGCGTATTGCAACAGAATTCGGACTTCCACTTGATTTAGCGGATAGATTACAAGGTGAGGATGAGGAAGGTTTCAAAGCTGATGCAGAGCGATTGGCTTCATATATGGCCCCTAAACAACCTACTCCGCCTGTAAAATCAAACGAACCAAATGTAGATCCAATCCATGCAGCATTGTCAAGCATGGTTGATTAGAAATAAGGAGAAATAAAATGGCAGTATTATCACAAGGAAAATTATTTGACCCAATTTTACTTACAGAAGTTATCAGCAAAGTTAAAGGGCATTCATCGTTAGCAAAATTAAGCACACAAAAAGCTATTCCATTTACCGGTTCAAAAGAATTTACTTTTTCTATGGATAATGAAATTGATATCGTTGCTGAAAATGGTAAAAAAAGTCACGGTGGAATTACTTTAGAACCAGTTACAATTGTTCCACTAAAAATTGAATATGGTGCTCGTGTTTCTGATGAATATATGTTTGCATCTCAAGAGCGTAAAATTGAAATTCTTTCAGATTTCGTTGATGGTTTTGCAAAAAAAGCAGCTAAAGGTCTTGACCTAATGGCATTCCATGGAGTTAATCCACGTACAGGCGAAGCATCTAATATTATTGGAACAAATTGTTTTGACAAAAAAGTTACTCAAACAGTACAGTTTGTGGAACTTGATCCAGATGCAACAATGGGTACTGTTGTAAATATGATTGATGGCGCAGATCGTGATGTAACTGGAGCGGCTCTTGATCCAATTTTTACAACAGCGATGTCTAAACTCAAAAATAGTCAAGGTGGTGCACTTTACCCACAACTTGCTTGGGGTGGTAACGTTGATGAACTTAACGGATTGCCGGTTGATAAAAACAAGACTGTTTCCGCAACGATGTCAGGAACAAAGGATGTGGCAATTGTTGGTGACTTCCAAAATATGTTCAAGTGGGGCTACGCAAAAGAAGCCTTCATGAAGATTATCGAATTCGGAGATCCGGACAATACAGGTGTTGACTTGGCTGGAAGTAACCAAGTTTATATTCGTGCAGAAGCTTACCTTGGATGGGCCATTTTTGACGAAAGTTCATTTGTTCGTGTAACGAAAGAGGGATAATATGGCAATTTATATTAATACTAAGACAAGAAATACAATTGAAACGGATTTAGTTGTTTCTGGTGGGGACTGGGAGCTTGTTAGTGAGCAGCAGGCATCTGACAAAGAGCCTACGGTTCCTGAGCTTAAAGCAAAACTTGAGGAGCTCGGAATTGATTACGACAAGAAAGCTAAAAAGCCAGAATTACTTGCGTTGCTTGAATCTGCCGAAAGCAATCAAGATGAGGCTGAATAGCCTCTTGGAAAGGGGTTATTATGGCAAATTTTGCAACAACAGATGATGTCATTTTATTATGGCGTCCTTTATCTGTTGATGAATTGAAACGTGCAAATGCGCTCTTGAAAGTCGTATCAGATACGTTGAGGATGGAAGCTGACAAAGTTGGCAAAGACTTAGATAAAACGATGGTTGATAAGCCTTATTTTACTAATGTTATTAAATCGGTTACGGTTGACATTGTAGCTAGAACACTTATGACATCTACTCAAGGCGAACCAATGACTCAAGAGAGTCAATCTGCCCTTGGCTATACATGGTCAGGTTCTTATTTGGTTCCTGGAGGAGGTCTTTTTATTAAGGACAGTGAGTTGAAGCGTCTTGGACTAAAAAAACAACGATATGGAGGAATTGAGCTTTATGGCGAAATTGAAAGGGATAACAGTTGCTTTAGTCGATAAGTCGATTAGTGGAAAAGACCCTTTTGGAAATCCTGTAACAGTTGATTTTGATATCAAAATTGAGAATGTGCTTGTTGCACCAGCAACTACCGAAGACATCACTAATCAGTTATCTTTGACCGGAAAAAAGGTTGAATATGTCTTGGCTATACCAAAAGGAGACGAACACGATTGGGAAAATAAGGAAGTTAAATTTTTCGGCAAAAAATGGCGCACTGTCGGCCTACCTCTTGAAGGTATTGAAGAGCTTATTCCGCTTGAATGGAATAAGAAAGTTATGGTGGAAAGATATGAGTAAGTTTAAATTCAAGCTTAATAGAGCTGGTGTTGCCGAATTGATGAAATCATCAGAAATGCAGCAGGTGTTAACCACTAAGGCCACAGCCATCAGAGAACGTTGTGGTGATGGTTATGCCCAAGATATCCATGTTGGGAAAAATAGGGCTAATGCCATGGTCAGTGCTAAAACCATAAAGGCCAAGAAAGATAACTCAAAAAATAACACACTGTTAAAGGCGGTGCGCTAATTGATTGAAGTAATTATCAAAAAATATTTAGACGAACACTTAGATGTGCCGTCTTTTTTTGAACATCAAAAAGACGAACCTGCACGATTTATCATCTTAGAAAAGACTAGTGGGGCTAAGCAAAATCATTTGCTAAGTTCCACATTTGCTTTTCAAAGTTATGCTGAATCAATGTATGAGGCAGCTTTACTTAACGAGAAGCTGAAACGTGTAGTCGAGCAAATGGATACATTGCCAGAAATATCTGGTGTCCATCTTAATGCTGACTATAATTTTACAGATACAGCAACTAAACGTTATCGCTATCAAGCTGTATTTGATATCAATCACTATTAAGGAGATATTAATGGAAAAAAATGATACTAAAAATGTCACCTCAGCTAAGCCTAAGACTGGTGGTGCTATTTATTCTGCGCCGTTGGGGACAACGTTACCTAATGACGCAACATCAGAACTAGATGGGAAGTTTAAAAATCTTGGATATGTATCTGAAGATGGTGTGACTAATGAGGATACGCGTTCTTCAGAAAACATCAAAGCTTGGGGCGGAGATATTGTAGGAACTGTGCAAACGGAAAAAGAAGATTCATTTACTTACAAATTAATCGAGTCATTGAACATTGAAGTTCTTAAAGAAGTTTATGGCTCTAAAAATGTAACAGGAGACCTCGAAAACGGCATACATATTAAATCAAATTCTAAGGAGCTAGAAGCGCATGCTGTTGTCATTGATATGATCATGAATGGTGGTGTTTTGAAACGTATTGTCTTGCCTAATGCAAAAGTTGATGAAGTATCTGAAATTAAGTATGTTGACGGGGAAGTGGTCGGATATGAAACCAAGTTAAAATGTTTCCCAGACGAAAACGGAGATACACACCACGAATACATAAAGGGAAGTAAAAAAGAGGAGTAATGCATGGAAATTTTAAAAGGAAAAACAACATCAGGATTTGAATATGAAATCCCGAAAAAACGATTAAAAAACTTTGAACTTGTGGAAGCGATAGCTGAAGAAGAAACGGATCCGACAGCAGTAGTGAAAATTGTCAATTTGTTACTTGGTGATGCTGCTAAATCCCTAAAAGAACATGTACGAGATGCAGATGGTATCGTAGACGTTGAAGCTATCGGAGTGGAAATCAAGGAAATTTTTGAGAGTCAAAAAGATTTAAAAAACTAGCAATCCTCGCTCAGATGATAGTAAAAGATGATGATGCGTTAATTTGTGATTTAGCTGAAACCTACGGCATATATGATTACAGACAGCTACCTGCTTATCAGGTGGCTGTTTTTGCTGTCGGTTTGAGGTCTAACTCTAGGATAAAAATGGCATTATCTGGAGAGACCGAGGCTTTGGATACTGTTTTGTTAGCTGGTATTTACGATAATACTAATTTGCTGTTTTGGTCTAAAACTAAGGATGGTCAATCTGGTCAAAACAAACCTAAATCCATGGTGGAAGCTATATCTGGATCTAAATCACAAAAAGCTAATGATGTCATTTCTTTTGCGTCTGGCGAGGATTTTGCAAATGCACGTAAACAATTACTAGGAGGTGATGGCTAATGGCAACAGAACTTGGACAAGCATATGTGCAGATTATGCCATCCGCCAAAGGTATAAAATCGATAATTGAAAAGGAACTTGGTATGGAAGTTCCGTCAGCTGGGAAGACAGCTGGCGTTGGTCTTGGAAAATCCATAGTCGGAGGACTTGCATCTGTGCTAGCTGCTGCTGGAATTGGTAAGATGATTTCGTCTGCCTTATCCGCTGGTGCTGACTTACAGCAATCTTTTGGTGGTATTGATACCTTGTATAAGGGCGCTGAGACTGCTGTCAAAGGGTTTGCTAAAGAGGCCTACAAAGCTGGTATATCAGCAAATACTTATGCAGAGCAAGCAGTATCTATGGGTGCCTCATTAAAACAATCACTTGGAGGTGATGCTGTTGCGGCTGCCAAGGCTGCTAACATGGCAATCATGGATATGGCCGACAACTCGGCTAAGATGGGTACTGATATCACATCAATCCAAATGGCTTATCAGGGATTTGCTAAGCAAAATTATACAATGCTTGATAACCTAAAACTTGGGTACGGCGGCACAAAAGAAGAGATGAAGCGTCTTTTATCAGACGCTGAAAAGTTACCTGCTGCTATGGGTAAGAAGTTTGATTTGAGTAATTATGCTGATGTGGTTGAGGCTATACACTTGGTACAGGAAAACATGGGTATTGCAGGAGTTGCCGCTGAAGAAGCAAAAACGACTTTTTCAGGCTCTCTAGCAGCTATGAAGTCCTCTTTTACAAATGTACTGGCAGGTTTATCACTAGGAGATGATATAAGACCGGCTTTACATGGATTGGCCCAAACAACTGCTAACTTTTTGTTTGGTAATTTTATACCGATGGTTGCAAATATCTTTAAAGGATTACCATCAGCTATAGGTGCTTTTATCTCAGAAGCAACTCCTATTATCGCAAGCCAATTCCAAGGTCTAATGAGCAGCCTTGGGATTAGTATTGATTTAAGTCCTATTACTGCTAAATTTGCACAGATTGGCCAAAATTTACAACCTGTTTTTAACGGTTTAAAAACGGCTTTTAGTCAGTTGCCATCATTTTTTACAAGTGTTGGCAGTGCAATTGCACCAGTAATAGACACTATTATCAGCGGATTAGCTAGATTAGATTTCAGTGGTTTTGAAGCTTTAATTTCAGCAATCTTACCAGCAATTCAAGCAGGGTTTCAAACATTCATGTCTATTGTAGGTCCAGCGATTAGCCAGCTTGTAAATAGCTTTGTTAATCTTTGGAATGCTTGCCAACCTCTAGTAACAATATTAAGTGGCGCATTGATGCCAGCCTTTCAAATTTTAGGAGCTTTTCTTGGTGGAGTCTTACAAGGGATCCTTGGCAGTATTAGCTTTGCGTTTGATGCTTTAAAAGTTGTTATTGAGTTTTTAACACCTGTCATTGATTGGCTTGTTCAGGGATTCAATGCAATTGCCCCAGCACTACAAATTGGTGCTCAGTGGGTTGGTTATATTATTGGTATGTTTACTAGCTTAGGAGCATCTGGGCAAGGGTTGAGTAGTATGCTAAGCAGTGCATGGGGTAATATACAGACAGTAGTTTCAACAGCTAAAAATCTGATAGCTTTGGCAATTGATGGTATAAAGTTAGTATTTAGTAATCTAGGGAATGCTGGAAATATTTTAAGAGGTTTGCTTTCGGCAGCCTGGTCAGCTATGCAAAATGCAGTTGTGATAGCTAAAGGAGTTATCAGTGGTGCGATAAGTGCTATAAAAACAGCATTTAGTAGCTTTGGTAACCTTGTATCTAGCGTAAGCAGTACAATAAAAGCTGTTATTGGTAGTTTAAAAAACGTGTTTTATAGTTTAGCAAGTATTGATTTAGTTGGTGCAGGACGTGCAATCATGCAAGGATTTTTAAATGGTTTGAAATCGGTGTGGGGAGCTATTACAGGTTTTGTTGGTGGTATTGCAGACTGGATCCGTAAGCACAAAGGACCTATATCTTATGATAAGGTGTTGCTAAAACCCGCAGGTAAAGTAATCATGGAAGGGTTCAACAATAGCTTGATGGATGGATTCAAGGAGGTTAAATCAAATGTCTCTGGTATGGCCGATGACCTTTCAGGTACGATGGCAGGTAAAAGTTTATCTCTTGGCATTGATGCTAAACCAAGCGTCACAGCTGATGACTTACTATCAAGCAATATTAGTACTAAAACTACAGTCGGTTCTGCTACAAGTGACTTGTCATTATTCTTTGTTAAGGTGCTTGCTCTGTTGCAAGATATCCTTGATAAAAATACGGATGTCTATCTAGACAAAGAAAAAGTCAGCGCTATTTTATACGAAGAATTTGCCAAAATTATGGCTAGAGAGGGATTATATGATTCCTAAAGTTATTATTGATGATTTTGACACATCCTCAATCCCTAATTGTGTTTTGACCGGTTACGATGTAGGGGATATTTTATCCCCTAGTTTTGTTGAAAACGAAGCTTATGGCATGAATGGAACAAATAGAGAATTAGAATCATACAATGAATCTCAACCTACATTATCATGGCATTTAAATAGCTTTGATGATGCTGTTAATCTGGTTAATCATTTAGACGGTCTTGGGAAAACCATTGAATTTTGGCACATACCTAACTCTATCTATTACTATGATTGCTTATCTGTCAAAATCAATGCGGTAACCATGTCATCATGGCGTGTGACTCTCAAACTTGCTCTTTATCCATTTAGATACGCAAAAGGTGTCTCAGATGTAGTAATTGCAGGAAACGGAAGCATTAATAATACAGGGAATGTTTTCAGCGAACCTAAAATAGTTGTTGAGGGCACTGGCAAAGGAACGCTAACCATTGGCAAACAGGTCATGGAATTAAATTTGTCAGGTAAAGCAACGATTGAGTGCAAACATGGCCAACAATGCGTCTATGATGCTGAAGGCAATGTGAAAAATTCAATCCGGCTAAGAGGGAGTTTCTTTGAAATACAACCTGGTACACAAGGTATTGCCGTTAGCGGAGGAATTACCAGAACAGTAATTAGTCCAAGATGGAGGTACAAGGTTTGATATCAATTAAAGATGATAATACACCTCTCGTAGCAGCCTTTGAAGATGAGATTACACAGGAGGCCAATAGTGATTACAAACTAAGTTTTAAATATCTTGCTAAACACGAGTATCGCCCTTTAATAAAAAAAGGAATAATCCTAGAAGCTGATGATCTGCATGGTCCTCAGCTTTTTAGGATTTTTGAAATTACTAAGCGGCATGGCTATATTAACGTTTATGCTAATCAGATCGCTGATGACTTAAATGGCTATGCAATTGACACTATTAGTGTTGATAGAGTGCAAGGTATGACAGTTATGTCAGAGTTGGCGGGTAGTATCAAGCGTGAGCACCCATTTAGCTTTTTTAGCGATATCGATGGCCGACACACATTTAATCAATCAGATGTATCCGTAATGGACGCCATGGCAAATGGTAAACACTCAATTATGGGCCAGTGGGGTGGTGAACTTGTACGAGATAAGTATCAAGTTAACTTGCTCAAAAAAGCCGGCAAAGATACTGAGACTTTATTTATGTACAAGAAAAACCTCAAATCCTATGAGGAGACAGATACTATAAAAGGTCTCATCTCGATACTGCACCTTGTAGCAGAAGTTGAGGAGCAGCAGGAAGAGGAACCTAGAGAAGTCTCTGATGCGGACGTTGGTCACAATGAAGTTAGCAAAAAGAAAACGATTAGAGTAACTGTTGAGAGCAAGCTCAAAGACACTCATCCGATAATTGTTGAAAAGACTATCAAGGTGCAGGATCAAGATGTCAAAACAGAAGAGGACTTGCTTGCATATGGTAAGAAATACTTTGAAAGTACACTCTGCGATATACCAGGCAATAGTTTAAAAATTGATGTTACCAATAACTACGAGGGCAATGTTAGGCTATTTGATACAGCAATTGTCTTTCATGAGCTCTATGATAGAGACTTGCGGATGCAAATTACTGGCTATAAGTTTGCCCCTATGGCTAATCGTCTGAAATCTATTAGTTTTGGAGAGATTAAAACCAACTTAGCAAAACAAATTAGCAGTCAAATTGATAATAAGGTGGCTGAAGCAACCGCTCAACACGATGCAGTCTTTGAAGCTAAATTACAAAAGCAAATCGAGAATGCTGATCGTGTCTTTGATGCTAAAGAAGCTAAACTACGTGAAGAGATTGAAGATGGCATCAAAAAAGCCGAAGCTAATGCCGAGGTCAAAGTTGCTGAGGTTAATGCTAAGGTGCTTGAAGCTGAGAAGTTAGCCAAGGAAGTTGATGAGCGACTTGTTGGGTTTTTAAGTGATGCAGAGATCAAGCAAAAAGAATTTGAAGAAACTTTGCGAAACTTGGCAATCCCCGAAGAAGCCATCAAAAAAATCACCGAGTCTATCAAAGTTGATGACATCCCATCGATTAAACAGTCGTTTGATGACCTCAAAAACAAGGTCAGCGAGACAAGCGAAGAATCTCGTTTAACTGCCGAAATTTTAGGGAATAACGGCAGGACTCGTTATAACAAAAACTTATTAGTCGGCGACCCTAACCGTACCAAGACCTATGATGAGGATTTTATCGAGGTCGAGGCCAACGATGGTGGCTTTAAACGTGGCGAGACCTACACGATTAGCTTTAGTCAAACGTGCGAAATACTCAAAAAAGTGGCTATCACGCTTACCCATGCTAACAACAAAGGTTTCAAACTGGTACTGACACCAACCAAGGCAAAAATGGAGCCGCAGACCTTTGACCTGACCAAGGATAAAGAAGTCATCAGCGTCTATCCTTTGAGCTACACGGCTGTTTTAACAGGCGATTGGTATAAATCTAAGCAAATAGATTTAAACGCGTCAGAGGTGCAAAATTTAGCTCTGGGAATGGCTTATAAAGAGGTTGTGGATGGTAACAATGCCGCGATAACAGGGCAGTGGTCAGACAGCCCACAAATCATTTTAGATGGAGGTAATTAATGACTGAAAATATACCATTAAGAGTCCAATTTAAGCGCATGACTGCCGAAGAATGGGCAAGTAGTGATGTCATCTTGCTTGAGGGTGAGATAGGCTTTGAGACTGATACAGGATTTGCCAAATTTGGTGACGGTCATAGCCGCTTTAATGCCCTCAAATACCTTACTGGACCCCAAGGTAAAACTGGAGAAACCGGCCCTCAGGGTCCTACGGGTCTTACAGGACCAAAAGGAAACGCAGGCGATACAGGTCCGCAAGGTCCGCCCGGTCCTACGGGAGAGCAGGGTCCTAAGGGAGACACTGGTGCTAAGGTTGTTAGCGGAACAGTTGATAGCGGACAATTAACTCTTAGGCTAGATGATGGCTCACAGGCTATTGTCGAGGGCGATTTTAGAGGCCCTCGGGGAGAAATAGGACCACAAGGACCTAAAGGCGCTGACGGTAAAATGACCTTTGAGCAATTAACGTCAGAACAACGCCAACAACTCCAAGGGCCACGAGGTCCCAAAGGTGATAAAGGCGAGCCTGGTCAAAGAGGAGCTGACGGTCAGCGAGGAGAAGCGGGGCCACCCGGTCCTAAAGGTAATGACGGTTTACCCGGTCTAGATGGGCCAAGAGGAGCGACAGGGCCAGCTGGTGTTGGAATCACAAATACCACAATAAGGTATGCCACAGGAACTATAGGTACAACCGTTCCTCGGTATGGTGAATGGTTTACAAGCCCACCATACGTACCAGAAGGGCAATTTTTATGGACTGAAGTCGTATGGCAATATAGCAACGGAACAACTCAAACCGCCTATTCTGTATCGAAAATGGGAGAGCAAGGTCCGATAGGTCCACAAGGCCCTCCAGGGCAACAGGGTAGGCAAGGGCGACAAGGGCCTGCTGGTCGTGACGCTGTTTTAAACGTGCAGGTCGTTTCGAGCGCTCCTAGCTATCAAGCCCCCGGAGTAATCTATCTAGTGAGGGACGGCAAATGACAATTATTGATTTCCAAGGGACTAAACAAATCTTTTACGAGGACAATGCTATTAATGAGGTTTGGTATAATGGCAAGCTTATTTGGCGAAAGCCAAGGCTTGCTTCAAATGCTGTTCCAAACGCAACGCTGTACTTTGATAACTTTTATGTAGGTGGTCGCTTTAGATACGGTGTCAGAATAACCAAAGCTAATGTGGATGCAGTAGAAGTATATCAGTCTTTACAAACTAAGCAGTTTAATTATGGAGAAAAGACAGTCCCTATTTTAGACAGTCTTGTTACTGGAGGACAGCTTGTCCTGATATTAGATGACCCTGATAAACCGCATCTGTATCGGACAATTACGCAAAAAATGGTTTATTTTGAATAAGGAGGTAACAATTGAGCAGAGACCCAACACTTATTTTAGACGAGTCAAACCTTGTCATCGGTCAAGATGGACGTGTGCATTACACTTTTGTAGCGCAGAACGATAACCAAAAAGTCAGACTGGCTAGCAACTGTCTAGGGACATCGCATTTTAACCAACTCATGATTGAGCGAGGGGATAAAGCGACTGGATACGTAGCGCCTGTGGTAGTTGAGGGTAGCGGTGAGTCGACAGGTGTCTTTAAAAGCCTTGAGGAGATGCTTAGTGGCCTACAGTCTATTAATTTAGAGCTGACAGATACCGAAAATTCCAACCTTTGGTCAAAAATCAAATTGACTAACCGTGGCATGTTGCAGGAGTACTATGACGGTACGATTAAGACTGAGATTATTAACTCCGCCAGAGGTGTCGCGACACGTATCAGCGAGGATACTGACAAAAAGCTAGCGCTTATCAACGACACTATCAACGGTATCAGACGTGACTATCAAGACGCTGATAGGAAGTTATCCGCAAGCTATCAAGCTGGTATCGAGGGCTTAAAAGCCACTATGCGTGATGATAAGTTAGGCTTGCAAGCTGAGATTAAGACTTCCGCCAGTGGTATAGTCAGACAGTTCGAAAATCAGTTGACTGGGCTACAATCATCAGTCGCTCAAACCTCAGACAAAATTGCTCAAGAGATACGTAATCGCACTGGTGCAGTTAGTCAAATCCAATCAACGGTTGATAGCTATGTCAGACGATTACGTGACGCTGAAGATAATTACAGTAGCTTAACCCAGACAGTTAGAGGGTTACAATCAACTGTTAGCGACCCTCGTAATGGAATTGAGTCGCGACTCACCCAGTTAAGTGATTTAATCAGTACTAAAGTGACTAAGGGCGATGTCGAAACAACTATTGCTCAAAGTTACGACAAGATAGCTTTAGCAATCAGGGATAAACTCCCAGCAAGCAAGATGACTGGCAGTGAGATTATCTCGGCAATCAATCTTGATAGGTCTGGGGTTAAAATTACTGGAAAAAATATCACTCTTGATGGTAACAGCTACATCAGCAATGCCGTCATTAAAGATGCTCATATTGCTAACATGGACGCTGGCAAGATTAATACCGGCTATCTCAGCGGTAATAGAATTGCGGCAGAAGCTATCACCGGTGACAAAATCAAGATGGATTATGCCTTTTTTAATAAGCTAACTGCTAATGAGGGATATTTTAGGACGTTGTTTGCAAAAGACATCTTTACAACATCTGTGCAGGCAGTCGTTGTATCCGCTAGTAAAATCACTGGTGGTATTTTAGCAGCAACTAATGGAGCTAGTCGCTGGAATTTAAATACAGCGGACATTGACTTTAACAGTAGTGCAACGATTAATTTTAATAGTAGTAATAATGCGCTTAAACGTGTCAGGAATGGGGTAACATCGTTTTTACACTTCCATGATGATATCTATGGCGGTGTTTATGCTGGATTAGGTGTCACCTCTCATAACGAAGGGATTAATTCAGAGTCTTCAGGCCACTTCGCTGGGATACGCGTATTTAGATCAAATGACCAAAACGACCAATTGGAGCTCTTTGGAGATAAGATTATTATGAGCCATGGCTTCAATGCTAGTGGGTCGCTTATCATTAGATTTAGCGATTTCGCTGGCTCAGATGTAAACTTGGCACAAATATTTGACATGATTTTTGATAACTTTAGGAATCTAAATGATGTAGGTGGAAATTATAGTCGTAGCTATTACGCAAATTGGAGATAAACATTAGGAGAAAATATGGATTTAACATTAAAAAACAAAGAATTAAACACGCTTTATAGTGTGCTAGACAAAATCAAAGTCACAAATATGCGTGCCAATCGTGGTCGCGCTAAGTTACTTGCCAAAGTCGTTGACAAAATCAACGAGTATGCCAAGGATGAGGGGGACCTTATTGATCTGTATGCTCTTAAAAATAAAGATGGCAAGTTTGTCATTGATGAACATAAAAACATCAAGATAGCAGACCCGACTAAGCTCGATGAACTCAATGACTTATTGTCCGAGCTTGGTAACGAGGACATTACTATCAAAGGCCATGAATACTCTAAGCGATTTATCGATTTCTTGGAATACTTGGCAGAGTCGGAAGATGAATTTACCTCAGAGGAAATCATTATTATTGATGCTATTTTAGAGCAATTTGAAGAAAGTAAAGGAGAAAAATTGTGAAAATAATTAACGTAAAAACAGAACGAGAAATTAGTTTAGATAGTCTTTTAACTAAAATTTTTGAAAACTTTGAAAACATGGAAAAAGGAGAATAAGCATGAAGACATTGCAACTATCAGGCAAACCATACCCTATCTATGAAGAGGGCAAAATTACTAAAACGGAAGTACGACTAATTGGTGACAATGGCCTATTTATCCCCGTTGAATTAATTGGTGACCAGACAGCCAAGGAAGCAGATGACTTAGTAGATATGGCTTTGAAAGCTTTTGTGCGTGCGTATGTGACTGAGTACGCTGTGGCAGAGTCGGTGCAAAAAGTTGAAGTCCTTAACGAAAAAGTCAAGGAATATGATAAGCAAATGGCTGCCATGCAAGCAAAAGGGGAACAGGCTATTAAGGATAATCAAGCTAAGGTTGATAAAGCTGTCGTCGAATTGACTGAGTTGGTAACGTCAAGCTTAGCTGGACTAACGATGCCTGAAGTTGCTGGTAAAGAGTGATGGAGCGCACCTTAAACACTATTGTGACCCTATTTGAACTGTTAAGACAAGGAGAAATGACTATGACATTTACAACAGACTATTTAATCGTTGACGTATGGTATCGTCGTGTTCGTGACGGCATCTGTGAGTTTGAACAAGTGCCGAAGCTATTTAATTTACGTGATTGTGTGATGGAGCTGCTTAGCCAAAAAGTTGACAAAAAGGCAGAGTGAGGTGACCCATGTTTATTTTTTTAAGACAATTGATTCAAACGCAGGACGGTAAAATCTTATTCACACTAGGAGCTATTGCAGTAGCTATGATGATTGATTTTTTAACAGGTACTGTAGCTGCAAAAATTAATCCTAAGATTGATTTCAGGAGCAAAGAAGGGATTAATGGTATTTTACGTAAAATTTGTTCCATTACCCTGATGATCTTTTTTATCCCATTATCCATTTTGTTGCCGAATGATACAGGAGTAGCCTTTTTATACGTGATGTACGTCGGTTACCTACTATTTGAGCTAAAATCTATTTTAGAGAACCTCAACAAAATGGGGATTGATGTCTCCTTGTTTAAGCAGTTTGTCGGCTTATTTGATAAGAAAGAGTAGAGAGGGTTTCGTATGAGAAAAGCAATCACACAACTAGCCGTCATCATAGCTATCATAGTGCTATATTTTCCACTGGCCGTGGTTGCTCTTATCTTTTGCCCGTTTTTTGAGGAGGAAGAAGAATGACAGTAGATACTGAAAAAGCCATCGCTTGGATGGGCCTTAAAGAGGGACGTGTCAGCTATTCTATGAACTATCGCAATGGCCCCGATAGCTATGACTGCTCTAGCTCTGTTTGTAGCGCATTGATTTATGCTGGCGCTAGTAATCCTGGTTGGTTACTAAATACAGAGTACATGCACGATTGGTTAATTCAAAACGACTATCAGTTAATCGCCGAGAACGAGGACTGGGACAGCCTGCGTGGCGATATTTTTATCTGGGGGATGCGTGGTCAATCAGCTGGCGCTGGTGGTCACACGGGTATTTTTATTGATCCAGATAACATTATCCATTGTAATTACGCTCGCAATAACATTACAATCGACAATTATAATCAGACAGCAGCAGCCAGCGGTTGGATGTACTCTTATGTCTATCGCTACTCAGGGTCACAAACTCAGCCAACCAATAAAAGTATTGGTGAGCTTGCTCAAGAGGTGCTAGCTGGCAAACATGGTAGCGGTGAGCAGCGCAAACTGTCTCTTGGTAGTAATTATGACGCTGTGCAAGCAAAAGTCAACGAGCTACTCAAACAACCACAAGTAGCGGAGCAAAGCCCTGCTGTCAAACAAGATGGCGACTTACTATTTAATGGTGCTGTGCTTAAAAAAGCTATCTTGGATAAAATCCTAGCTAAATGTAAAGAGCATGACATTTTGCCAAGTTATGCGATTACTTGCTTACATTTTGAGGGGCTTTGGGGACAATCTACGGTAGGTAGAGCGGACAACAATTGGGGCGGTATGACCATGACATCAAGTGATATGTCTATCGTCCGTCCGAGTGGTGTCACCGTAACCCGCGGGTCTGCACGGCCTGCCAGCGAGGGTGGCTACTACATGCACTATACCACTGTAGATGACTTTTTGACAGACTGGTTTTACTTGTTATGTCAAGGCGGCAGCTACAAGGTGAGCGGTGCTAAGACCTTTAGTGAGGCGGTCAAGGGCATGTTCAAGGCTGGTGGTGCTAAATATGACTATGCATCAATTGGATACGAGAATTATCTTGTTGGAGCCTCTAGTCGTCTGAAAGCAATTGAGACAGAAAATGGCTCACTTTCTAAGTTTGATACTGCTACACTCGAGGATGTCGGTAGTAAAGATAAGATTGACATTACCATTGCAGGTATTGAAGTTACCATCAATGGTGTCACCTATACAATCTCTAAGAAACCAGTTTAG